CGAGCTTCAGCAAGCACACAACGCCGGCACTGTTCACCGGCTGTACGAGACACACGGAGCGGACTCGCTGGTAGCCAGGGTGCCGAACCCGGGCGCTTGCCCCGACTGCCTGCGATTGTTCCTGGACCCGGAGGGGAAGCCCCGGATCTGGGTGCTGTCCGAACTTCTAGCAAAGGGCGACAACGTCGGGCGCAAGCGGCGCGACTGGATAGCGACGTGGAGCACGGTCCACCCCAACTGTCACTGCCGCACGCGATGGGTGCCCGCCGGATTCGCCTTCAACGATGAATGGAGCCTGCTACCCGCCGAGATGGTTTCGCAGTCCGAAGAGACCGCGGACGAAGCCTCCCTGGAACAGCCGCCCGGTGATCAGTCCTGATCGGGCGCGATCAACCATCACCATAGGTGCCCGAAACTGCTAAGGAAAGGTTGTGGCGTAACCTTGCGTTCGGTGGGATCCATCCCGTAGCCTGCGACCATACGTCCCCGGAGGATCTATGGCCGAAACGCCCTTCGCCCTCACGCTCCCATTCGAGCTGCTCGCAGTCGAGGCGGACGAACTCGTCAAAGCCGGCGAAAAGCCCAAGCGGCGCATGCTCCGCGGCTTCGCTTCGACCGAGATGAGGGACCAAGAGGGGCAAGTCGTCAAGCAATCCGGGCTCGACTTCTCGTGGTTCAAAGATAACGGCCTGTTCCGTTGGAAGCACACCCCGAAGCCCGATGAGGGCAGGGACGAGCCCCTCGACTACGTCGCCAAGCCTACCCTGGTACAGACCGGCAAGAAGACTCCCCGCGGCAACAAAGCCACCTACGTCGAGGGCGAGTGGCTTGAACAGCCGGTCGCCTATGAAGTAGAGGCGCTCGCGAAGGCGCTCCAGGAAGCCGATCGGTCGATGGGGATGAGCGTCGAGGGCTACATTTTCGCCTACAAAGACCCCGAAACCAAGCGAGACATTGCCCGCGCCATCGTCCGAAACATCGCATTCGACCCCGCGCCCATGAACCTCGAGGCGACGGCGGAGGTGTTCCAAAAGGCGATGGGCAGCGTCCAGGCGGACCTCGACAAGTGCGCCACCGCTGCGAAAGCCAAGCTAAAGAAGGGCATAGACGACTACCCGGACGCTGACGACGACGAAGACCTCGAAGACGGGACCGATGCGGACGAAGAAGAAGGATCAATCATTGAGGGCGAATCCGACATGGAGGACAAAGACGAACTCCAAGCCGGCGCCTCGAAAACGGAGGGAACGATGAGTTTCGCAGACTTGGTCACGCAGGGTAAGGCCCTGACCGACGCTCAGAAGGCCGAGCTTATCGGTGAGCTGGGCGGGTCCACGACCTCCAACGAGGCGGTCGGTGATATGCGCAAGGCGCTGGGCGTCATGGAGGGCTCGGTTGACGTGCTCGCCAAGTCGGTTGGCTCTGCGCCCGAGCGCCTCCCCGGCGATCTCGAAGGCATGCGCCGCGGCATCGCGGAGTCCAACGCATCGCTTCGCGAGCTGGCGGCCAACGATGAGGCCAAGGCCGACGTGTTCGTGGCGCTCACCGAACTCGTCAAGGCCATGGACACGCGCATGGAGCGCATCGAAGGGTCCATCGCGACCCCGGTCGCCGCGGTCTCCCCGGAGCTTGAGGCGAACGTCGCCACGCTCCTGAAGGCCATGGGGCGCCCCGTGGCCCCTCGCGGCGTGACCGGCTCCGACGCCGCGGCCGTGCTCGAGCACCCCGCAGAGGGGACCGGCGACGTCCTGTCGAAGAGCGCCGCGGTTGCCTCCCTGACTCGTTCGATGCAGTCGGCCCGCCATGCCGGCGACGATATGGCCTGCAACCGGATCGGTGAAAGCCTCCAGCGAATCGACACGATGCAGGCCGGGCAGCAGGTCAAGGCTTCCGAAATCACCGCCATCGTCGGCAGCTACGCCAACGGGCAGTAGCGAGCGCGCGGCCTAGCCGCGAGGAGAGAAGGCACTATGAGTCTGTTTCAGCTTAGCGCACAGCAGGCCGGCGGGCAGCCCGAAGCCGCCGGACTTGACCCCAGCATCCTGGGGATCGACAACCCGGAAGAGTTGGCGAAGTCCCTGACCGCCGGCCAGCCGTATCCGGCCGCCGCTCCGGGCAATCTGGCTCCGGTCATGCCGGAGTCCCTCGACGGGACGATCACGTCCCTGTTGTTCAAGCGCAACCATATCCGATTCCAGGAGAAGCTGGCGGAGATGGGCGTGGACAACACCGTCCACCAGTACGTCCGTCAGTCCAGCTACGGTACTCCGACGCTCGCGTGGGTCGCTGAAGGCGCCATCCCGAGCGTGGAGTCGGCCCCGTCGTGGAGCCGCGAGTACGCGAAGCTCAAGATCGCCGTGGAGCTGTATCAGGTGACCGACGTCGCGCGGATCGTCAAGATTCTCCCGGGCGCCGGCGCGAACGCGCTTGCAGCGAACACCACGGCCGCGTCCCTGAACCTTCTCTCGAAGATCGAAGAGGATCTCTTCTTCGGCTCCGAGGCTCTGTGCCCGCTCGCCATCGACGGCCTCGCGACGCAGATGATCGCCGCCGCTCCGACGCAGATCACCGATATGCGCGGGGAGTCGCTGACGCAGGACAGCCTCGACGAAGGCGTTGCGAACGTCATGGACCGCGCCGGAATGCTCGACGCCGTCTGGATGAGCAACAAGTCCAAGCGCATCCTCGGTCAGCTCGAGATCCCGAAGCGCCGGTACGGGCCGAACGAAGTCGGCAACCAGCGCGGCAAGTCCGGCATGCCGATGGCCGGACAGATCAGTCAGGTGAACGACGAGTTCGTTCCCTACGAGCCCAGCTACTTCCTCCAGTCCGACCGCGGCGGCCCCGTGGGCGCCGTGGGCGCGTCGGCCCCGGCGGCTCCGTTGCTCACCAGCGACACGGTCGCAGCCGGCGGCGCGGACAACCTCTTCCAGGCCGCGGACGCGGGCAAGTACTACTACGTCGTCGAGGCGTGGGGCCCCAACGGGATCTCCGCTTCCTTTACCAGCGCGCAGCAGACGATCGCGGCCGGCGAGAAATGCACCCTGGTGATGAACGACGCGGCCATCGCGGACGTGTGGTTCTACAAGGTCTACCGCAGCTCCAACAATGGCGCCGCGAGCACCGCGCGCTTCATGGTCTCGGTCCCCTTCGGCGGCGTGACCACGATCGTCGATGAGAACGCCGACATTCCCGGTACCTGCTGGGCGTTCGGCGTGTCCTACGACCCCGAGATCCTTCAGACCGTGCGACTCGGCGTGAAGGCCGCGCGCATCGAACTGGCGCGTCTCGGTACCGCCCAGCGGTTCATGGTGGTTTCGGTGCTCGGCCTCATGCTGAAGGCTCCGAGCAAGCTGTGGGCCTGGAAGAACTGCGGGCAGTCCCTCTAGGCTGGTCAAGGCGGGCGCCGTAGGGCGCCCGCCGGTGGCCGCATGATTCGCGTCGGGGCCAGGCGCCCCCAGGGAGATACCAATGAGCGATATCCCGATGACCGACCGCGTCTTCCTTTCCGACGCGGAACTCACTCATGCCGAAGCGTCCGATCCGCTTCAGAGCAAGTACAAGCTGATGCGGCGGCGTCAGTCCACCATGGCCGGCAACATCTTCGCGGACCCGTTCGAGATGTTCTCTTGCGACGTGCGCGATCTGGCTGAAGGCCGGACGTACCGCTGCAAGAGCCGCATCGGCCGCGCAGCGCTGCGGGATGCCATCGAGAACCTCACGGAAAAGTACGAGGACCACCGCGTCTACGTGGTCGGCACCGTTCACGGCGCAGCAGACGTGACGAATACGATCGCGGCGAGCGGCGGTGACGGAACCTGGACGGCCGCAGCCGGGACCGTAGACGAGTGGACGCAGCTCAATGCGATCCGCGCGGCGGTCATTCTGCACTTCGCGATGGGGGCGGTAACGCACCTCACTGCCGACGTGATCAACCTGCTCACCTACCCGGCGGCCGGCGCTCAGGACATTTTCGGGCTCCTCAAGCTCGTGAACGACCTGATCTCCACCCTCCAAGCTCACTGCGCCGACGTCGTCTCGCACACCGTCGCGGACACGGTCAATCCGCCCGACCATGCGCTCCTGTCGAATGGCAACCTGCTATCGACCGACGACTGGTACGGGGAGTTCGTCTGGGACGCGACGAGCACGGACGACACCTACAGCTTCGACAACGTCTTCACGCAGACGTGGCGACACTCTTCCGTGGCCGACTCCGGCGCGGGCCGCTTCGTTCTCACGAACGTGTTGCCCTCCCTCATCTTGATCGAGACCGAAGAGATCGTACACGCCCCGGTGGCAGACCTTGCCGCCCTGAAGGCGCTGCCCCTCGACGAACTCGACAACAACATGATGATCCTGTGCGCGACGCTGGGCCAGTACCGCTATTCCGCCGCCTCGACGGCCACCGCCGACGACGTCGGAGTGATCACGCCCACGGCCGCCCCGGCCGGTGTCGGGCGCTTCCTGCGGACTACCCCGTTGCTCATGCCGATCATGGAGACCGGCAAGGTCTACGTGGACGGTACCCTCGGTTCGGACACCACGGGCAACGGTGCGATCAACAAGCCGCTGGCGACGATCTCCGCGGCGATCACCCTGGCAGCGGCGGGAAACTCGCTGTTCATCGCCGCCGGCACCTACACCGAAGCGGTGGCGTTCTCGAAGACGCTCAATGTGTTCGCTCGAGGCGTGACCATCGTGGGCGCTATCACGATCACGGACGTTCTCTACATGGAAGGCGCGGCAATCACCGGCAACGTGGACTCGGGCCACAATGCCATGCTTCGCGACGTGACGATCAACGGCACACTGGACGTCACCGCGGCGCGCGACCTTCTCTATGACAACCTGAGCGTTGTCGGCGCAATCACCCTGTCGAGCACGGGCGCCATGAGCGGATTCATGCTCACCGCCAGTTCGACGCTCACCAGCACGGGCGGCGCGGGCGTGCATAACCATATCGGCAGTATCGCTGGCGCTCTCATCCTGTCGGGCGGAGCCAACATCACCCGTCTCGCGGGTACCTCCGTCACAGGCGCGGCGACCTACAGCGGCACCGCCCAGTGCGACCTGGAGGGTTGCAACTTCCTTTCCACGCTCGACGTGGACGGAAACGGCGCCCAGGTGCGACTCGTAAATACCGACGTCGCCGGCCTCGTCACGGTGGACGGTGCGGCGGGAGCGAACACCCTGACCGCTCAGGGCGGGGATCTCGAAGGCGGGCTCGTCGCAGACAATGGCGCTGTCGTCTCCTACACGGCCGCCTACGCCGGAAACGTCACGTCGGACAATGCCGCCTACGTCACCCTCTTGGACGTCTTCTGGAATACCGCCCCGGTCTTCCAGGCCGACACAAACGGCGGGGTCAACATCGCGTACACCGGTCTCTCCAGGATGCTGGCTACGGGCGGCGCGCTCACGGGAACCCCGTTCCTGCTCGCGGGCGGGAGTATCACCATCGACAACGTCGAGTTCGAGCACACGGGCAACACCGACATCATCACGATGTCGGCCGGCGCGTTCTCGATTCGCGGCGGCAGTCTTTCGGGCAACCGGGCCGCAGCAATGTTCGTCCCGGGCGGCGGTGACTTCTCGGCCGAAAACTGCGAACTGGAGAACGGAAACGCCGACGACGCCATCATCGCGGAACTCGCGCTGTGCCCCAACGTGGGTCTCACCGACGTGACGCTCGACGGCGTGCTCGACTGCACCGGCGTTGCGGTCGATGCGACCGGCGTGCGTCTCCAGCACCCTGGCCTCTCCGCTCTCATCGCGGCTTCGGTAACGGAGATGAAGCGTTCGCAGCGCTTCGTCGGCTTCCTAAACGCGGGCGACGAACTGCACGCGCAGTGGACTGCCCCCGGTGGCGCCATTGACGAGAATGCCGGGTTCGGTCTCGTCGGCGGTGTGGCCGCTGGTATGCCGTGGCCCGCAAGAACGGTCGGAGTCATCGCCACCGATGTGGGACTTGCCTTCACCGTCACCGGCACCGATGCGGCGGGCAACGTCATTGCCGAAGTAGGCGCGACGATCAACGGCACGGTCTACACCGACGCGGCGTTTGCCAGCATCACTCGATTCGAGTGTGCTTCCCCGGGCGGCAATAACATCGACCTCATCACCGGCGATGGGGTGTTCCTGGGATGGGACGTCCTGGGCGTGACCCATGCCGCTATCGACGCCGGAGTCTTGGGCCCGGAGGTTGACGCCGGTCTCGGCGCCTTCGACGTCGAGACCCGGGTGTGGGTGCCTACCACGCTCCCGGCCGGCGGAAGCTACAACGTCGAAGTCGCCGTATAGGACAGGCGCCGCAGGGGCCTCACGGGGCCTCTGCGGCGCTCTGCGGAAGGGGTACGCATGGACAACGCCCGACTTCAGCACAAGCGTGACAGGCAGTCAGCCTCGCTCGGCGTGGCCCATGGCCGTTCGTTCGACCCTGACGCTGCGGCGCTCGCCGTAGTCGAGGGCGAGCCGCGGGCGTCCTATACCGTCAAGGACAAGAACCCGGAGATTGCGGATCGGCAAATGCACCTTCGCGTTGCCACCGCGACCGAGGCGGACCCCAACACGGCGGCTCCCGCGAGCGCGGGCATCTTCGGGGAGGCGTCCCTGATCTCGGACGTGCTGTGGCACGTAGACCGGCCTGCGGCGGCGACGGCGGACATTTACGTCTGGGCGCTCACCGAAGTCGAGCCCGGTCTGCACAAGTGGATCCTCGTGGATACGGTTCTGGCTGTCGTCAACCTGAGCGAACGCCGGAGCCCCACTCGCATGCGTCCTGTCTTCTTCCAGTTCGGAAACACCACGGGTATCACGGCCGGAACCCCGGCAAGCGTGAGGGCGTCGCTCGGCGTGTAGGAGCGACCCATGGACAACCCGCGGCTTCAGCACAAACGCGACAGACGGTCAGCCTCAATAGGCGTAGCCGGCGGTCATTCCTTCGATGCCGACGCGAGCGCTCTCGCCGTAGCTGAAGGTGAGCCGCGGGCGTCCTATACCGTCAAGGACAAGCACCCCGCCACGGTCCCGGATCGGATGATGTTCGCGCGCATCGTCGCGGGCGCCGAGCTTGATCCGAACACCGCGCCACCAGCAAACGCGGACGTCTTCTGGGAAGCCGCCTTGATCTCGAACGTGCTGTGGCATGTAGAGCTTGGCGCGGGCGTCACCGCAGAGGTGTACGTCTGGGTGCTCACCGAAGTCGAGCCCGGCCTGGAGAAGTGGATCCTCGTGGATACGCGCTTGGCGATCGAAAGCCTGGAAGAATTCGCGAGCCCCACCCGCATGCGGCCGGTGTTTTTTCAGTTTGTGTACACAGGGAAACTTCCACCCTTGCCGGGCCCGCCCCCCTCAATCGTGAGGGCCTCGCTAGGCGTTTAGGAGCGGCCATGGCGACATTCCCGATCAGCGCCGAATGGCTCCTGAAGGTCTACCTCGAGGGCGTCACCGTCACGAACGACGAGGGCAAGCAATTCTCGCGCGCCCTGTACGATCACGGGATCCGCTCGGCCGTCGAGCGGATTGAGGCGCAGTGCTCCATTCGCCTCGCACCCCGAGTGGTGAGTGAGCGCCATGACCGTTTCGACGCCATGGGGCGGGAATTCAGCCACCTCAAAGCCATGGAACGGCCCATGTACCTCGACGGGTCGCAGCCGCTAGAGATGGCCTTCATGCTGGGGCACCGTCCCCTTTTCCTTGTTCCGGAGGACTGGATAAATTGCAATGACGAGAAGGCGGGCATCGTCGAGCTGATCCCTGTGAGCACGAATCTAGCGACCCTGCCGGCGACGCAGGGCGGGAACTGGCTGGGGGTGTTCAACGAGGGCGTGGGCGGGCGCTTCCCGGGGTGGTTCCGGCTCAAGTATACAGCCGGCTTCCCTGTCGGGGATCTCCGCCTGCTGCACTACGCCGTCCTGGATCTAACCGAGACCTACGAGCGGCGCATGGACGTCATGCAGGCACCGGACGGGTCGCGCACGCGGATCGGACACCGGGCGGACACCCGGGGTGTACCGGCGATCCATCTTGCGGCCGACACCGCCAACAGCCTGACGCTGCACGGCGGAACCCTCTGGTACGACGTCTCCACGGCGACCGAGGCGGACCTCTACAGGCAGATCAACGCCTACAAGGCCGCGTTCAATCTGCACATTCTGAGCCTGACGGCCCACGGCGTGACGGATGCGGTGAACGAACTGATATCGCCGGATGCCACCGACGTGACCACGGCGGCGAACCTCATCAATGAAGCGCTGGCGAACACGCAGGAGCACCTCGACACGGCCGGGAGCGTCCACGGGCAGTCCGACACGCAGCGCGCGATCTCGTGGGGCTTCGTCCGGGACGACTACATTCAGCTCCCGGAGATGATTCGAGCGGCCATCGCCATGACCGCAGGCATCTTGGCGCTTGACCCGGCTGGCGATATCATCGCCGGGGCCGGTATCGCCACGAAGTCGCTATCCATCGATCAGATTTCGCAGAGCGTCGGGACAACTGCCAGTGCCACGAACGCAGGGCTAGGAGCCCGCATTCTGAGTTGGGGCAAGCAATTGAAGCCGATCATGCAAGCCATTCGCGGGGAGTACCGCGGAATGATGTTCCGGGCGTAGGGGAGAGTAGGTAGCGGTGGCAGGGCCGGGAATCACATATCCAATACAGCGCCCCGCGCGCATGACTCCCCGGACGGACTTCCGGCCGCAGGAGTTCGAGGTTGCGATTGAGGGCTTCGGCTCGCGGTTGCTCTGGGAGCACCACGAAATGTGCCCCTGTACCATCGGGGACGACACGCACAACACCGACTGCACGATCTGCGACGGGCGCGGGTACTACTGGACTACCGGGCAGGAGATCCGGGGCATCGTGAACCGCATGAGCGACGCTCCGCGGCTCTACGAAGACTTCGGGCGCTTCGGTTTCGGCATGGCGTCGATCTCGCTTCACTGGGAGCACGCCCCCGGACACGGCGATCGATACACGGTGCTCGACGGGACGATGCTGTGGCAAGAACGGGTGACCCGTTCCTCCGCGGACTACGACCGGCTCACGTTCCGCATCGGCCTTATGACCATGGACGTGCTGCGCGGCGGGCTCCCTGCGTCCGTGACGTTCGGAGTCCGCAAGCTCATCGCGGCAACCGCCGCCGGGGTCGGAGGGGCAGCGCTCAAGGAAGGGACCGACTTCGACATATACGACGGTTGCATCGACTGGGCGAAGGGTGACGTGCTTGGCACGGCCCCGCCGGCTGGCCGTCGCTATGCGGTGTCCTACTACGCCAGACCGCGCTGGACGGTCTCTGAGCACGCGCACGCGCTGCGGCAGACCGACACGCAGCTAAAGAGCACGCAGCAGACCCACGGGCCCCTGCCGGTGTCCGTGCTGTGCAAGCTCGACTGGGGTACGCAGCCCACCGACAGAGGCGGCTGGACGCCGGTGGAGATTCCGGCGGTGGAGCCATGACCGACGTGCTTATGACTCGGCTCCACACGGACTTGCTTCCGGCGCTCGGCCTGGGGAAAGAGAACCTCATGGTCGCGCTGGCCCGTCTTGCGGAGATCACTCTGGACGAATGGGGGGAGATTGCCTCGCGGGAGCTGAAGTCTTCCCGCGAGGCGTACCTGAAGGCGCTCACCGCGATCCCGATGGAAGTCGGGGCCGGCGTCGTGACGATCTTCCTCGCACGGTATCCGAAGCTGGCGGACAGCGTAGAGCACGGACTGGCCCGCTTCGATATGCGCGACACGATGCTGAAGCCGGGCCAGCGCGGCGTGAAAACGTCCAAGTCCGGGTATCGGTTCCGGTCCGTCCCCTTCCGACACCTAACTCCGGGCGGGGAGTCGAGCGGGTTTGCGCGCACCATGGGCGCCGAAGACCCCAGCGGCAAGATTGGCCTCGGAATCCACAAGCGGGCCAAGGGACTGCGCTTGCACGGAGGGACGGCGCAGACCGGAAACACTCGCCTATCGGAGAGGCAGACATGGAACGCCGGGGCGGTGAAGCTAAAAGCGCACCACGTCACGAATCCCTACGTCGGCATGATCAAAAAGGGCGCGGCAAAGGGGAGCGGCGGCGGCCATACATTCTGGACGTTTAGGACGATCTCGACGAACCCCGCGTCGAGCCCTTTGAGTTGGATGCACCCCGGAATCCGGGCGCACAACATAGCCCAGAAGGCCGCCAAATACGCGGCCCTGGTGTGGCCCGGGATACTGCGCAACGCGGTATCGAACACGGAGGGCGCATGAGCCTTGCCATCGACAGAGTCGTCCGGGACCGCCTCGAGGCAATGATCCTGTCCATCGTCAACGTGACACCGCCGGCTGACGACGTGAACGCAGACATTCTGCGCTCCATGCTCGGCGGGTACTCGACGACAGACCAGACCCGCATCATCGCGCAGTTCCGCGAGCAACCTCCGACCGTGGTTCTTGGCTACGGGTCGGACGACCCGCCGCCGGCCCCGTTCTGGCTCGTGTTGCTTCAGTCGGCATCGGGCCGCTCGGTCGCCGGACTCAAGATCGGGAAGGGGGCGGCCGTCGTCGAGATGGGCGCCACCGCCGTGAAGTATCGCCGCGTAGGCGGCATGTGGTCGCAGCGCGTGCAGATTCAGGTGAGGGCGGACAACCCGGAAACGGTCAACGGGCATTTCCATATCCTCCAGTCGATGATGTACGCTGTGGCTTCGGATGCGATGCGTGCGAACGTCGTCTCCGAGGCGAAGGCTATGACTGCGGGCGCCTTCGACGTCGAGACCCGGGTCGCGTCATCCCGCCCCGATACCGGGGCCTACGGACTGCGGCTTGTCGAGTGGGAGTTCGCGTATCAGATCAACGGGTATGTGCCGGCCGACTCGTGGCACAGCGACATTGCAATAGCTTCAACGCCTGTAGAGGCAAGCTCGTAGGAGGACACCGTGGCAAGCGTTATCGTATGGAAGGGGCAGACGACAAACCGCCCCGGGGTCTACTCGCAGACCACCGCGGACCGCTCCGCCAGCGTCGGCGCATTCCCTCGCGGCGCTGTGGCGGTCGTAGGAATCGGGCGCTCCCTGAAGCCGGGCGTTGTCCACGAAGTCGGCTCCGACGCGACCGCGCGCGGCATCATGGCGGACTGCGAACTGCGCCGCATGATCGGACTCGCGTTCAACCCGACGAACGATGACAAGGTCGTCGGCGGCGGGGCGTCGAAGGTCTACGTCGTGTGCGTCAATCCGATGACGCTGGCGACCAAGACGTTCCTGACGGCCGCAGGTACCTCCGGGGTCGTAGTCTCATCGGCGCGCTACGGGCAGGAAGGCAATCGCATCGGGGCCCGTATCCGTGCCGCCACGAACCACCTTGTCGGCAAGCGCTTCACGTTCTCTCTGGCCGGTCGCAGTTATGACTACGACGATCTCGGCGGGAACGCGGACCTTGCGCTCGAGTACACCGGCGGCGGCTTGGTCGTTTCGGCCATGACCGCAGAGGTGGTCCGCGGCTCCGCTGGATATGTGGACGTGGCCTACGACGCTCAAATGGCGCTGAATGCGGTGCCGCTCGCCCTCCAGGTGTGGAGCCCGGACGCGACGAAGATGGCCTTCGACGGGAAGCTCACCTTTGAAAGCGACACGGCGGAGGGTCCGTTCGGCATCATCATCGTCGGAACGGTCGCTGGCGTAGCAGGCGGAGAGACCCTGGGCTACACCCCGGACGGAGCTGGCGGCACGGTTACGTCGGTCAACGCCTACGATTCGATCACCTCTATCGACTTCTCCGCATTCGCCGCGGGCGCGGTGTTTAACGTGACGGGCTCGGCGGCCAAGGCGGTGTTCGCCTCGCATCCGACCATTCAGGACGTGACCGACTACCTGACCGGCAAGTTGGTCGGGCACGGGTACACCGTCGCGAGCACGCTCCCGGACCGCTCGACGCATCTGGGCGCCTACATGGATCAGATCGTCGCGACGGACATCACCGCGGCGGAGCTTACCTTGTGGTCGATCATGTACCGCATGGTGGCGGAGTTGAACGTGAAGGGCGCCGGGCTTATCTCGGCGGCCGAGAATGGAACCGTGGGCGGAATCGTCGCCAACACGGCGGGTACCGACCCGGTCTATCTCGTCGGCGGTGACGATATGGACACAGACGGCGTGGACGTGACCGCTACGGAGTGGACCGCCGCCCTGGCACTTCTCCGCAAGCTCCCGGTCACGGCCGGCGCGTACCTCACGAACAGCGCCACCTATCAGGCGCTACTCGTGGCGCACGTCGAATACTGCGACGATCGCAACGAACAGCAGTGGTGGACCGGCATCGCGAAGGATTCCACGAAGGCGCAGATCAACACGCGGGCGCTCGCGCTTTCCAATCCGTACCTGCAATTCGCCTACCAGGACATCGTTGTCGATGAGGTTGTCTACGATGAGCCCTACGTGCTGTCCGTCGAACTGGCGGGCATGCACGCAGGAATGCCCATCGGAACGCCCCTGACGTGGAAGCGACCGCGCCTTGATAGCGTCAGTCAGGCAGCTACGATCAATCCGGACGAAGACGCCCAGACCCTTACGGACTACGGCGTCTACAACATCGTAGAGGACGCCGACGAAGATGGTATCCTGAAGATCGAACGGGACATGACGACGTACCGCGCGTCCGCCGTCCCGCAGTTCCAGTCCACTGCGGCGGTCTGCTCATGGTCGGAGTCGAAGCGCGACGCCCGGCGGTACCTCAAAGACATCGTGGGAAACCCCAACTTCGACGGGTCCGACGAACAGCTCAAGACGATGCTGGTCTCTCGGTTGCGCCGTCAGGCCAATCCGAAGGACGACCTCTACATGATCAAGGGCTTCCGATCGGTCACGTCGGAGGATCTCGGGGAGCAGGTGAAACTCTCCTACGAGTGCGTCCCGATTGAGGGGATTCAGTTCGTAACCATTTCGCAGTTCGTAACGCGCTAGACGCGCTGACGGGGAGGCAGGATCATGGCCGATAGCACCACTGAAACCATCTTTTCCGGCGCTCGAGCGCTGGCCTACTTCGGCGCGACGCCCTTGGCGGATCTCCAGGGTTGCCGCGTCCAGGTCCGGTACGATCGCCGGCCACACAAGCCGTGCAACTCGCTCACGGTCAAGGAACACACGACGCTCGGCAAGTACGTGTCGCTGTCGGCCGACTGGGCGTGGCGCGTCGATACCGACGAAGCCGACGATCTCGGCCTGCACGACTACACCTTGCAGGATGCCATCGAGAACCGCGTCATGGACGTGGTGATCATGGATACGACCGGCAAGGTGCTCGGAGTCGTCAACGGCGTGCGCCTCGGGGAGCACGGATTCGGGTTCACGAGTGACGCACAGGCGGCCCATGGGTTGCAGTTCGTCGCTCAGGATTGCATGACCATGGCGGCCATCGCTCGGGCCGCTGCGTAGTCCGACAACAGCACGAAGGGAGCATCATCATGGCAGGGTGGAGAGACACTACCGGGGCCGGATTCCAGGGCGGACGTACCGAAGACGAACGGACGGGGCCGCCGGCCCCGTCCCCGGTGGACGTGTCATGGGATCTCGTCTATCGCGACGGACGCGAAGTTGTGCTCAATACGCAGGTCCATATCCCTGCCACGGATGAGCGGCTGAGTATGGCCGTCGAGCAGGCACAGCTCGCGGGCGTCCCCTGGGATCACTTGTCGCCGGTGTCGCGCGGATTCCTCGACTGTCTCGTGCGCGTTCGCCATATGCTCCCGGATATGCCCGAAGCGTTGGCCGAAGCGCTCGACGATGACTACCCGCTCCTGACGGATCTCGCCTTGCGCTGCCGCGACGCGGAGAACGACTACTACAGTCGCCCCGCTTCCAAGTCGAGCATTGAGGCGCCGCAGGAGGCGCCGCAGGAGGCGCCGCAGGGTGCCTCCGTGACTCGTCACCCGGACGTGCCGCCCACGTCGCAGACCGTCGCTGCGGGCTACCTGCGCGGCGCTGTGACGCCGGAGATCATCGAAGAGGGGCGGGCGGCCCTGGCAGCGGCCAAAAAGCGACCACAGCGAAAGGCGCCGGGCGCCAGCCCGAAGTCTGCCCCTGCTGTGAAGTACGAAAGCCCCATCGCGGAGCGCGAGGCCCTCGAGAAGACTCCGGCCCCGGACCCGCCGCTGGCCCCGGAAGAGGACGAACACGAAGATGACAACGCCCTGAAGGGCGCTGGCGCTCTCCCGGGCTAAGTCTGCCGGGCGCCTTCGGAGGTATCTGTGCCCGGTCAGGACGTATCAGTCCGGCTCCCACTGTCGATTGACGACGGACCGCTCGCGGCGGCTGAAGCTAGACTCGCCTCCATGGCGGATCACGCCAGCAATATACAGAACTCGCTCGCCAACGCAGGCGCCGGGATGGGCGGAGGAGGAGGCCCCGGCCCCGGCCCCGGCCCCGGCCCCGGCGGTGGCGGTGGCGGTGGCGGTGGCGGTGGCGGTGGCGGTGGCGGTGGCGGGGTGGGGCCCGGAAGCGGCGGGCGCGGCGGACAGAGCGTAGGCCGGCGCGTGCCTGGAAGAATGCCACAGGCTCCGATGCCAAGCATGGGCGGGGTGAATAGGCTTCTGGCGGCGGTCCCGTTCGGAGGCGCGGTCCTGGCCGGTGCCTTCGCGAGCATGAGCGTGAACTACGGGGCGTGGTCTCAATTCCAGGGCGCCCAAGCCTCCGTAGCGCCGTTCGCGACGCCGTTTGGGAACATCCAAGAGCCCGTTCACGGGTTCGGGGCAGAGCAAGCCCTTTCCGCCCAACTGGAGATGAGTCGCGCCGCGGGCACCGGAAGGGATCGCGCGAGCGTCAAGTCCGCGCTGGGGTACATGCGCGGACGCGGATTGAGCGCGGGCGACATCGGCTCATTCGAGCGCCCGTTCGGGCCGGATATGGGGCTCGGAGGCGTAACCCAGGCCCCGGGTACGCTTCTGGCGCGCGGTCTCGGCGCTGGGAAGGCGCTGGGATTCGACACGGCCCGCTTCCCGGAGTTGCTTCAGGCTCTATCCGGGGCCGTTACTACGGCAGGCGGAGTCGGACTCCAGACGTCCGACACGGACCTATTCGGAACGGCCGCGAAGCTGGGGAGCATCGGGTTCAAGGGCTCGCGTGGCATCGCCGGCCTGCAATCGGCGCAGGGTGTTCGCGCGCAAATGGCAGGGCAGGGCGGGGATGATCTTGTCCGCGGGATTCTTCTGCGAAGCATCGGTGGCCTCGGAGAAGAGGGGGTCGATGTTTGGGAAGCCAACAAGCGGGTAGACGCCGCCGGCCCTGGCGCGGTCACTTCCGCCCTCGTGAAAGCGTCGCTGGGGATGGGGGACTACGGGCGCCAGTTCTTGAAGCGCGCGACGGGACTCAGCCGCGACGAAGTGGACCGGCTGCGCGAAGGATGGGACGGGGCCTCTGGCGACGTCGAAGAAGTGGGGACCGGCATGGAATCGGTCAAGGGGTTCCTGTCAACGTCCGACTGGGCCGCCAAGAAACGGGGCATGCGGATCGGCATCGGGAAGGATAACGCCGAGACGACAGAGCGGATAGAGATGATGCTACTGGCGGCGGAAAAGCACCTCGTAGAACTGGTTGCGCCGCTGTTCTCGGCCGGAATAAATGCGCTTGAGGCATCCATCGACAAGCTGCAAGAGCTATGGAGCGGCATGTTCGATCCGCCACAGAGCAAGCACGACGACGCCGCCGCAGCGGCAAGATGGGCAGGGCAGACACGCGAGAGCGACATTGTCAACATGGTCGACGAAATGGAGGCAGCGGCAACGCGCCGCGGGTGGACTGGAGATGCACGGGCCGGGTTCGAGCAGTATCTCCGCCAGCGAGAGGGCTTCGAGGACCGCCCCCCGGAGTTCGAGATCATTCCGGGGATTGAGGTTTTGGTCAGAGCCGCCCGGAAGGCGCTGCCGGGGCAGGCTGCAGTTGGAGCCGATCCGTGGGTTGCTCCGGACCCAGTCGGAGTCGGGCAGCCGGGGTCATCGTTTCATATTATGGATCCGAAGGTGCAAAAAAAACTGGACGAACTTCGCGACGGGCCCCAGACCAGCATTGATCTGAGAATCAGAATCATTCGCGACGTGACCTTGCCCGGCGCCCACGTGGACGCAGACGGGGCTCTCGTCATAAACATGATCGGATAGGCCATGGCGCCAGGATACGAAGACGGAATCTTAGCATACGCCACGCAGGGCACGCTCGGGGTTTCGTGGTGCCCGACAATCGAGTCTCGCTTTCGGCCCTACCCCAGCTTCCGCGTCACCGTCTACACTCACGACTTCGGCCGGTGCGACCTGACTCCGTTTGTGGACCACGTCAACTGGACGGTGGGGATGGACGCTCTCTCGCCGCCGTTCACGGTGTCGCTCATCGACACCCGGTCGATAGTCAAAGGCCCCCGCTTGCGCGATCAAGTCACGGCCGACGAAGGCACGCGGGCGCTGTGGGCGAAGCTCGACTTGTCGAAACTCATCGCGGCCGGCGACTGGATTCGGATTGAGATCGACCGGGCGCGCGGACTCACCACCAGCTACCTTGGCATCGTCCAGACCTGCGCGCCCAGCATGCAAGTGGGCCAGCGATCGGAAGCCCACGCAGGAACCAAGATCACGGGGATCTCCGCGGCTTCCATATTCGACCGGGAGATCATATTCGACCATCGCTTCCGCGGTGTTCCAGCCTACTTCGACATTAACTCAGACGCTATTTCGGCGGCCATCGCGGGCGGCGGCGTCGGGGATCTTATGTTCGCCATCGCGAACCAAGCATTCGGGGGCGGGCGCTTGGTCGCCTACCCGCCGGGCTTGGTGCAGGACGAACTTTCGTCGCAGCCGTGGGCGATGCTCGACTTCCCTGTTGACGGCGCGTTGCACGGTCACCCGGTTCAAATGATCGCCTCCAATGAGCGTCGCACGGTGCGCTCCGTGTTCGCCGCCTACCTTGGCATGCCGGAACTGACAGAACTGTTCGTCGAGTATGAAGACGACCGCATGCTCGTTGTCTACCAGCAACACCCGTGGGACGCTGGGCCCTGGAGGGATCTCAGCGCCTTGCGAGTCGAAAACCCCCTGGGAGTCTCAGCGTCTACCAGCGTTGGCAACATGGCGACGTTCTTTTCGTTCCAGCCTCAGTACGATATGGGGACCGCCGGAGTCGAGTGGAGCTTGTACGCCGCGCACCCAAGCATTCCCATATGGGACATCGCCATGACGCGGCGATACGGTACCTTGCGAATGCAACCCTCTCCGCTGTGGTGGGTTCCTGCAGGCGAGAATCTTGCTGCATGGGTTGTGCGGTGGAACGAACGCCTATGGGACTGGCACGCACTGGGGCGGTTCTACCTCACCGGAGGCGTGCGCTTGGACTGGACGCCGGAGGTTCGGCTGGCAACGCGGCTGGAGTGCCCGCTGAATGACGGCGGGGACTTCCACAGCTTCTTTGTCGAGGGGTACACGCATTCCATCGACGCGGACCCTGCGTCGGGAGCGGTGCAGGGCACTACCAACGTTGCGTGCGTCCGCGGCCAGCCCGGGGAGTACGTGACCCCGCCGGCAGTCCCGCAGTATGCTCTACGCGGGTTTGAAGAATCACTGACGGATTCGGGTACCATCGGGGGAATCATCAAGGCCGGTGGCCTGGGCGGGCGTGGGACGGCATGAGACGCAGTGTAGACGGTAGGATGCTAGTCTCGTCCGCATTTAGCGGCGCGGCTTCTGGCGAGGCGTCCAGGGGCACCGGGGCGGTGGGCGCCTACGTCCTGGTCACGAACGACCCAGAAACAAGCGAGCGCCCCGACCGACTCGTGACCTGCACCGTGGTTCTCGAGGACGGGATCCGCACCGTGCTTCGGGACGTGCCCGTTCTCTGGGGGGCGGGCTCGGGCGTGGTTCATGCGCGCGCCCCATGGCGCCCCACTCCGACAACGCGCAGCTTGGACACTGGCGCAGAGCTGGCCTTCGGCCCCGATAGCACTGACCTTCCCGAGATGTTGCCGGAGCGGCTCGATAGCTTGGACGGAGACCGCGTACTCGTGGAAGTCCGCGGTCCGGGCTCGCAGCGTGTTGGGTACGGGCATTGGATTGCAGCGCCCTTGCCCCACCCGCGGGCCCCTGCGCGTGCAGGGGAAGCGTGGGCGTCGGTCGATGACCCGCACCCGGTTTCCCCGAACGGGAACGTCGAGTGGTTCACCAGGGCCGGCGCGATTGCAACCGTGGACGAAGCCGGGAACGTCGCAATCGACACGACTGCGACGCCGCTCAAATCGGACGGGACCGACACCGGGGTCACGCCGGCCGGCTGCGTCGCATTGAACCTGAAGGCCGGTGCAGCGGTCGTTCTGAGGTGGAACGGCGGCGCTACCGCCCTGCGCGTGACCCCGGCTGCGACGGGCACGAAGATCGAAGCCGCCGGGGATAGCCAGCTACTCATCGGCGCCGCAACACAGAAGGTACCGCGCGGAGAGACGCTTCAAGCACTCCTGACGGACATTCTGAAAGCGCTCGCGCTTCATACCCATCCGAACAATCCGAACCCTGTGGTAGTTTCGGCGCAAGCGTGGCCGACGATCCCGGCGGACCTGCTGACGGATAAGGTGAAGGTGCCATGATCCTGAAAAACAGGGCCACAAGTGGCGCGTCCAGCTACTCCGTGGGGCTCCCTGCGTGGATGCTCGGGCTCATCGGCATGCCTTCGGACTTCATTCTGGAAGTCGAGAAACGATCCCGGACCGCGGCCGGTAGCGGCTGGGAGCGCAAGGCCCTCGTGACGCTCCCGGACAACCCGGACGCGCATTCCGTGCAGATCGTGTCTTCGGCGTCGGTAGTCCGCGGCGTGGACTCTACGAGCGTCAGGGGCAGCGGGGTCCGCGGCGGCAACATTTACCTGCGCGGCAAAACCGGACTGCGATACGAACTGGGGTTCGACTCGAACGCTAAGACTTTCTGGGCAGACGGAATCGCCCGGACCATGGCGCTTAAAGACTTCCTGATTCGCTTTGAATCGTGGAAGAAAGATGAGCGCGACCCCGGGGAGCCGGTGGTTAGACTCATCTTCCGCAACGTGAACGAAGGCGTGAACTACATCGTATCGCTCGCGTCGTTCACCTTTCAGCAACCGGACGGGGCGCTCGACTGGAACTATCAGGTATCGCTACAGATTCTCGGAATAAAGGAAGTGTCACCGGAAGCCCCGGGCGTCCTGGAGGTGATCGACAATCTCGTCACGAAGTACCAAGAGGCGACCCTGCTAGTGGTTGGGCTCGCGAACGCAGTCGCGCAGACCATGGACCACCTCGGAGACATTGGCGCCTCGCTTGTGTACGAGCTGATCAGGCGGCCCATATCGCAGAGCGTCGAGGCCATGAACGCGCTGGCCGATGGTAGCTTGAATCTGTGGAACGCCCCGCGGACGCAGTTCGTCCTTGCCATCGAGGCCCTGGAGACCTTCTCCGATGACGCGCGGGAAGCCTGGGCAAAGGCATCGGGCCGATACGACGCCGGCCTAGACCCGCTCGACGACCCGGACCGAGAGGGGCTCACGCTTCCGGCGCTTGAGTCCGAGATCGAAATGCTCGAGCTGTCGCAAGGGCTCGCGCTCACGACGATCATGATCGACCGCGCCCGTTCGCCGTCCGTTGTGCGGCTCGAGCGCATGACCGCGAACGACACCGAGGACTCCCTGGAGTCTCGTACCAACGTCACCGCCGATGTTCTGGCGCAGGCGTTCGGCACGCAGGGCGGCCCGGCTGCGGATTGGTTCGGGATGATCCCGGGGGCAGCGTGGCCCGGTGACCCGCTCCCCGTGGACCCGCTCGGAGACCCTATGTTTGCAACGTCCGGCCCTTCGGCCGCCATGCTCGGGGCGGCCCTGACGGACGACGCGCTGTACGGGATCGGACTCGCGCTAGACGATGAGACCGGAGACCTAATCCCGGAGGCCGGAGACAGCCCGGAGGGCGTCAGGCTCATCCGTGGCTGGGATAACCTGCTGCAAGGAATTCGCGTGCGCTTGAACACGATTCAGGGCAGCAACCGGACGTTCCCCCGGATCGGAGTACGAGCGGCAGTCGGAGAAAGAAACACGGATTCTACAACGGTGATACCTTCTGCGATAGACTCCCTGCTAGGCGACGACCGGATTCGTACTGTCATTCCGCACTACGAGGGAATCGACGGGGACCGAATCGACGCCACGCTGGAGATCAAGGCGTGGGGATCGCGCCTGAAGATCGAAACGGAGGTTCCATGAGCCGGTTCACGCCGAGGCGCTCCCGGGACGTCGCGCTTGGAATAATGGCGGGGGTGCGGGCTCGCACAACCCTGACGGACATTCGAGATACCGATCCGCTGGCGCAGATTTCGACGCAGCACGGGAATCAGCTTGGCTACAGCGATCTCCAGATCGCGCGGCTTGAACTGCTCTACTCCCTGGACGACTTGAGCGGGGAAGAGTTGGACCTTCGGGCGGCGCAGATCCTTCCAGACGGCCTGCTACGCGGCGGCCCGAAGCGGGCGCAGGGCCAGCTCGAATTCGTGCGGGAATCCATCGTCGGCGCTCTCGTAGTGTCGAAGGGCGCCCGCGGATCGACGACTGTCGCCGGGCGAGTCGTGTACTTCGCGAGCCTTGCGGACGTGACGATCCTGGCGGGCAACCTAGCCTCCCCCGCGGTCGCAGCCGCCTGTACCGAAACAGGAACCATCGGCAACCTCGAATCGGTCGGCATGATCGATCGCCTCGGAAGCTCATCGCCGGGTCTGGTATCGGTCACGAATGTGACGCGGTTCACGAACGGATCAGACTCCGCCGGAGACCCGGAGTTCCGTGACGTCATCCGGCGCCACATTCTCGGGCTCGGGCGCCACCATGACGACGGGATCCTTGGCCGGGTGATCGGAACCGTGATCGATGACAAGACGATCCGGCACGCGAAGATGGCAGAACTCCCGACCTACGCGGTAGGCGGGACCATGGTGCATATGCCGCTCTACGTGGACGACGGGGCCGGCACGCTCGGTACGCTGTCGGCCGTAGAGGCGGGTGCGAACCTTGTGGCCGCGGCGGTGGGCGGTGAGCGCGTCTTGCAGCTCCCGGCCTTCCCTCTGAAGACGGCGCCTGCGATCACGCAGATTCCGGCACCCGCGAACCCGGCGGTTATCTTCCCCACGACAGGCAAGGTGCTACTCGACGCCCCGCTGGGCGTGGGTGACTCCGTGGCCTTCGCCGCCTACGAAGCCTACACCGGCGTGCTCGCAGAGGCGCAAAAGCGCATCGACGGCGACCCGTCCGACCGCGAGACCTACCCGCAGTACCGCGCGGCTTCTGCGGCCTTCCTGGCTATCGTCCCGGCGACGGTGCAGTGGGTTGGAACCCCGGCGGTCCCGCTCGAAATCACCGTCGTGGTGTCGGACTACGGGATCCGCAATGTCGGCGTCGCAGTTGTGCAGGCGAACGTCAAGGCCGCTATCCTGGCGGTCATCAATGGGCTCGGAATCGGTGACGCCCTTCTGGTCTCCGATCTCATCGCGGCGGCGAAGCCGGTCCCGGGCGTCAGGGACGTGGATATGGGGAGCCTGAGCAATACATACGTCCTAGAGACCGTCGTGCTGCGCACGACTCTTGACCGATTGGGCGTGGCCTACGGTACCTGATAGGAGTGGACGATGATCAAGATCGTAAATTGGGTTCAAGGGCTCCGCGCCGACCTCCCCGATATGCTGTCTGGGATTCCGCGAACAAACTACGAGCGCTTGGCCTCGCGAACCATCGACAACGAGGACAACCCCATTGTGGACGGGCCCCATGGCGGGCACGTCATAAAGGGCTTCGGGGTCGATATGTTCACCGGCACGATCGCTGCGGTGAGCTTCGCGGCCGGCGTTTTCACTGACAAGTATGGGCTCCCGATCTCGCTCGGCGCGTTCTCTCTGGACTTGACCGCGCTCGGCGGAACCACGGAGGCCGCGATCTGGGCGCGATGGAGTCTGGTCGGAGCCGATGCGGCTAATCGCAAGCGGCTTGTCGCCGGGGTCAAAACCACCATCGTACACAACACGCGGCAGGACGTGACGGTAATCACGGACGCTACAGGCGCCTACGGGACGCCGCCGGACGCAGTCAACGCCTGGACGCTCATCGGGCGCCTGCTGTCGAGCGGCGGAACGCTGAGTCAGTACGCAGGCCCCGCCACTATCGTGTGGCGCCCGAATGCGGCTTGGGAGTCGGCCATGCTGGCGGCCGACTTCGACCGAGAGGTAAAGGTCTCGGCCATCACGGCCGCCGAAGATGCAGAGGGTGACGCGCTGTACCCGCTTGTCGAGAAGCTCCGCAAGGTCATCGGCGTGCTGCGTGGCGGAGTCGCGTCGGCATGGGACACGGCGCCCGCTCGCAATGTCGAGTTGCTCTCTGTGAACTACGACGCCCAGCAACTCGTCATCGGCGTGAACATGGCCTCGATTACATCGCTATCGCGTGAACGTCGCTGGGCTCGCGCCCTTGTGGCGCTCGCCGCTGGACCGGTCCCGGCTCTCGTCGCATCGTCAGGCTTTGCTGCCCCGACCGTCATTGCGGCCGGGTGCATTCGCTGGGACTTCACGATCCCCACGGGAAACATGATCGCGGGGATCCCGAACGTGACGCTGACGATTCGCAATGACCCGCTAAACCCCGCGGCGAACCACTGCACGGTTCTGGTTAGCGCGCACTACTACAACGGAGCCGGGGATTGCACGGGCCTGGAGATATTGACAGTGGACCACGTCGCAGCCGGGCTCGCGCACGCTGCGTACATCATCGACGTGCGGCCGTAACGGAGGGCTCCCATGGCAATCGGAACCATCACAATCGACGGCGGCGCGCAGCCCATCCTCGACGGCGCGGTCAACAAGCCCATCGTGCTCGACGTCACGGGTGGCTGGGCCCTGGTAGCGAACGCGCAGTGGTACCTACTCCAGTTCCAAACGTCGGCCGCTGTGCTGACGCTCCCGGGCCTCATCGCGGCTCCCGGTCCGTTCGCCAACGGATTCACCGCCGACATTTCCGGTAGCTACGAGATCATCCTGCACGTCGAGTACAATGACGGGTCCGAGGACTGGGATCGGGCCGTTTTCCAGATTGAAGATCCGTTCATGCGAGACCCCTACCAGCGCTCGACGGCCCTGGCAGCGGCCCCCGCGGTGTACGAGACCGGGCGCGACCCGCAGTTCGAGGGGGCGACCCCGCCGGCCACCCGCGATACCACCTATGGGTGGGGGCACGTATCGCAACAGATCGCACGCATCCAGGCGGCCAGCTTCGGGCAAGCTCGATTCGTCGGGGTCTACAATGGTTCCGGCGCCAACCGAGTGACCGGCGAAGTGGTCTGCCCGCGAGCGGGCAACGAGTTCATGGTTTTCATCGGCGGCGCAGGCGGCGCGGCCCCCGCCCTCGCGGACCGCCGGCATGCCATCGACGTGGAGCTTGCGGACGGAACCGACTACACGCAATCGAATCTGCCCTACTTCTACCTACTGGGCGACCTCGACGCCGGGGAGTACGGGCTTGCGGTTGTGGACGGGTGGGTACCGGCGATCACCGTGTTGGCCGCTTCGAGCCCCGGCGAGCCCGTATGGGTGAACGGCGTTGGCATCCTGGTCTACCGCCAGGACTGCTCGCCAGCGATCGCGGGCGGCGTGGACGACGTCATCGCTCGACAAGTGGGCGTCGTCCTGAATAACGCGGCGGCAGCGGCGTCTCCGCCCGGCGGGATCTGGTTCAAGGGCGTCCCGAATTCCTTTACTCGCGCGACCGGACTGTCCGGTCCGTACAGCGAGCTTCTAGCGGCGACCGGCTTGACGCCGCCGAGCTTCGACCTCGACAGCGGTGGCGTTACCCACGAATGGGAGATTATTTCTCGGGGCGGCGGAGCGGCTGGCAATTTCACCTGGCGCGCGGGCTACATGGCAAACATTCCGGCATCGCAGTGGAATGAAGAGACCGCCAGAAGTTTTGAATTCTGGATCTACACGGACAGAGCGGGCGTCATCGCCACCGTGACGATCTACCGAACGGACGGGACGGTTGCGTACACGGGGATCCCTGCCACCTGGAATCCGACGATCACGCCCGGGTCCTGGCAGTACGCCTATATCCCGTTCGCCTCTCTGGACTTCACGAACGGCGTCGAGCCCTTCGCGCCGGGCAAACAGTTTGTCATCGAAATTGGCGTGCAGTGGTCCGGCGCCGCCGTCCTGGGCGACCTGTGCAACATTCGCAACCCGGGCTTGCGGGATTGGTTCTAATGGCCGTAGGGATACCAGCCTGGGAGGCAGGGCAGCGCGGCGGATACCGCTGCGAGCACGAGTACGGTTCATGGCCGGTCGCCACGGCGATCGCTGTGCTGTTTCGCCAGCTCGGGACCACGGTGGACGCCCTGGGCGAGCCCGGTACTTCGGGATCAACGGACTGCTACCCGCGCCACGCCCGCTGGCTTCGCTTCTACACGCCCACCATGACCGAGGGCCTGTGGCGGGTCGAGGCATCCTGGGGAGCGACCACGCTCATCCTGGGGTGGCTGAGTGTCATGCCCGAAGATTTCGTGTGGCACACCTACGATTCGCGGCGGCGTGCTGATCGGCGCGTCTACAAAGGCATGGGGCCCGTGAGACCGGAGGCGCAGCGATGACGTTCGGCGGCGGAGCCAGCGGCGGCCCTCTCGGCGCTATCCCCTTTGGCGGGCACGTCCTGGTGGCGGGCCTCGACTTCAGCGTTGACTCCGTTCGGCAGATTGCGCCCAACGGGGTCGCCGTGACGTTCACGAAATCCGTCTCTGCCGTCCCCGCGGCCATCGCCGCAAACTACGCCCTGTATCTGAACGCGGACCCCGCGCAGACGTGGACGGTCGTGGCGGCGCACCTGTACCCCGACGATACCGACACCGTGTACCTCGAACTCGCGGAGCCCCTCACGTTCGGTGAGACCTTCCGCGTTGACATAGACCCGGCCGTCGTCTCCGCAAGTGGCGACGTGTTGCTCATCGCCTTCGGCGTATTCGAGGCTTGGGAATGCCTGGAAGACGCCTACCCCAGCGACGCCGGCCAAGAACCGATCCTGCAAGCCCTGACGGACTCCTACGGTCGGGCCATGGCAGAGGCCGCGGGGTTCCACTTCACCCGCCTACACTGGCGCTACGACCACGGCGACACGCAGGCCGTGTTGTGGACGGCCTTCATGTTCCCGGACGCGGGCACGTTCATTGTGGACGGCCGGCGCTACGACTACACAAGCCGCGAGCCCCATCGCTTCCTCGGAGTGACCCCGCAAGATGAGAACGATCTGCTCTTGCCGGCTCCGCAGCACGTCAACCTCGACACACCGCTCGTGGGGCACCACAAGGCCGGAGCGTTGACGCTCGACTGGGGACGCGACTACAGCTTTCACGAGCGGGCGCGGCAATCGGCGTTCGTCTCGCAGGCGCAGGGGCGCATGCTTGACCGGGCCGGCGTGTACGCACGGCCTGCTGGTCACGGTGACGACGCCTACCGCCGCCTCGAGCTGGCGCTGGTCTACAAGGACCGCGGCCCGTGGCGGACCCTCTACAACGTGCTGAAGGGCCTCTTCTGGAACTACAGGATGGAACTGCCCGGCCGCGTGCTCTCCGGGTACTACGCCGAGACCATCCCGAGCGTGGCGCAAGCACTCGCCGGCTGCTACGTCGAGATGGGGCTGGCGAGCGAAGCGGCTTCGCTTGTGCCAGACTCCAACGTGTACCACTCGCAGGGCTTCGACATTGCGACGCAACGCCTCTACATGGAGCCTGCGCCGGGTTCCGAAACGATGGGGTGGTTGTTCCGGTGGGGGTCTGAAGTCAAGGACGTAACGGTGTGGCCGTTCGAGATCATCGAGCGGCTCCCGGCAACCGACTTTGAGGGGGACGGGGCGAGCCCGATCCTTGTCGAGATCCGGTTCGTTCCGTGGGCCATCGGTTCCGCCGATCACGGCTGGTACTTGAACATGCCGGACGCGACCGAGGACTTGCTAATCCCGGAGCACGGGTACCTCTACCCTGACGCGACCGAGGATGACCCGGATGGCGACTTTGAGGGACCGTACATCGGAGCCCCCGGGCTCACGCAGTACGTCGGTATTGCGACACTGAAACTGATCCGCGCTGCGCTTCCCGCGGGCTCGCGCGTCGTTATCACCGTGGAGGAATAGCCATGCCAGTCGCAGACCGAATGCCAATCCCGAACGAACAGTTGCGGCGTGTGGACCAACGGGCGCGGATCTTTGAGCACAACGTCGATTCCGTGCTCGGCGTTGCAAAGGCCGCCGGGTCTACCTATCTGATCGGGAACGAAGTGCAGATTCTCGCGGCACAGTTGGCGACATACGCAGGGGCGGCGATCAACTGCCAGGGTGCCTACATCGAGCTGGTGGTCAACTCCATGACGGGCACGGACATCATGACGTTCGCCGGGGACTTTGTTCTGCGCGAAGCCGATGGGGTTCCCGAAACCGCCTCGTCGAAGGCGATGACGATACCTTCAGC